CTAGATGTGGGCTACTATATCAGATTCTTGCTTATACTCTTCAACTTTCTGTTTAACGTATGATGAGTACCAAAATACATCTTTTTCACTTACACGAATGGGTTGTTTGATTTTTCCAGAATTTACCCACTCATAGAATTTATCCTTCTGGATCGATAGAAGGTACATAAATTCTTTAGCACGTACACGACGATCAATTTCCATTACCCCTCCTTACTTTCCGCTTTAACTTCTTTTGCAAACAACGCTTCAGCACCATCTTCCGTAAACCCAATATCTATTAAGAAAAAGCCGTGCGGTGCGATTGGATTCCATTTAGATAGGTCTGAGGAGTCCATAATCTCCAAAAATAGATCATCAGAAACACCCCCTTCTAAATAAAGTCGAGTAGTGACAATATTGAAGTGCTCCTTTAGTTGATCCCAATCGCTTTGACTCAACCATTCTTGATCAGCATGATTGTCATCTAGATATTTAAGATATTCAGGATGTACCCAACAACCCATTTCATCCCGGATGATCTCAGTTGGTTTTAATTGATTAATCATCCCTTAGCTCCCGATTCGCTTGCTTCTACCATTGCTTTGTAAATGCTATTTGCCAAGAAGCCAGCGCCTTTATCAAAGCCAGCGCGCTCCATCACTTCCGTTGGTGCCTTTGGCACCAAAACATAACCCTCTGGCACCGCCTGAGCTTTGGCTTTTTCTAGCTCTGCATCACGATGCTTTGCACATCTAAGCCAAGCATCCCAACGGCTATTCATGTTGCTTATTTCTTTCTGAGCAATGCCAGAAGGATTGTTTGATCTAGTCATAAACAGTTCATGCTCATGACTAAAAATAATGTCTCTTCTTCCTTTGTAATATTGAAAGGTATTCAGAAAAGCCTCTCTTTCCTTATTCAAATCTGTCATTAGCCTTCTCCCAGAAAAGTTGTCTCTAACCACCAGTTCTTGTTTTCTTGAAGATATTTTTCATGATCTTCTTTGCTGCCTTGCCACTCTTCAAAAGTGATTGAGTCAGCAATGCATTGACCAACTGTAGGAAACGCTTGTAATGCTTCTTTCTTAAGGCGATAGACAAGTTGCTTTCCAATCTTCTGCGATGGAACAGGGTGGAGAAGTTCTGAATCAGGTTCTTCTGGAATATTAACTGCCCAAAGTTTTGTGTTATTCAAATCTGTCATGCTGCTGTCCTCACCAAACTAAAAATGCGATTACTTCTGTTCCTTCATCTTTAGAAGCAACATGTTTATATTCCTGATAGTAGGATGATGTTGAGATCATCCCCGTATCCTCATTAATCCACTCTCGGTTTCTCTGAGCACAGTCACTATCAAGCTCAACCTCATTCAAGTTATTAATAAATTGCTCTTTTGTTTCATCTTGGCATTCTTCAGTTGAGCCATAGTTTTCGACGAAATAGTTGTAGACATCTTCTTTTGATTTAGCTGCATAAACAGCTTCATCAGGATTTGTGAAAATCTTATATCCGTTTATTTCCAAGTCGTTCATGCTGCCACCTTACTTAAATGCCAATTTCTTAGTTCTAATGAACTCAATACCCTTGATATCTGTCATAGATTCACGAGCATTGAGAAGGGCGCGCTTATCTACTTCGACGGTAGTTTTTTCTCGTTTAAATTGAGCTGGAATTTCTTCCTCATTTTTCACAACTACACACCAAGGATTTTCTTTTACCTTAATTGAAAGAACTGGATCTTCAATTTCACTGACACCAAACTCTTTAATGAGGCAGAGAAAGACAAAAGCGGTGGCTCAACCATTAGCAAAGGCACAAGCGTCTTATCTCGCCTTGTTCCTTACTCAACTGTCTACATCCAAACGAATGCGCCTTACGCCACTGCTATTGAGTTTGGTCAATATCCAAATCCAGTCAAAAAAGGCTCCTACGACAAAAAGGCTAAAAGATACGTTATTAAAAGTATCAATGGGTTTTCACAACAAGCACCTCAAGGTGTCTACGGCTTAACCTTTAACTATATTGCTCAAAAATACGGTGGTTAAAATGGCAATGACTTTAGATCAAGCGCGACAAGCCATTATCACTAGAGCAATGGCATTTACTGGAATTGAGCAGACCCGAATTAAATATCCTAATAAAGACTTTACAGTTCCGACTGATGGGCTTTGGTGTGAAATTAATGTGTTATGGGGCGGTTCAATCATTGCAGGAATTGGTGACGTGCCTTGCACAAGAAGAACAGGGATTATCTCAATCAACTGTATGGCTCGATTAAACACACATGAAGTAGCAATAACAAAGCTTGCGGATGCTTGGTTAGCTCATTTTGAATACTTTAAGAACGGACAGTTAGAACTACTGCAAGGTCAAGTGCAAAACCTCGGCAATAATGGGGATTTTGTTCAATATAATATTACGATCGGATATAGAGTGAATTGATATGTCTTGCATGCTGACATTAGAAGAAATTGAAATTAAACGCCAAGAGCTTGAGCGTCACTTACACGAAATGATGGGTACTGAGCTTCAAAAATGGCAAAGAGAAAATAAATTGTGCATCTCAGATGTGAACATCCGTCTTGCAAGTAACCACTGTTTAGGCGGACCAAAGCAAAACATTGTCACTGGAGTTTCAGTAGACCTAGATTACAAGCCTTAATCATCCTTTAAAGGGTGGCATTTGAAATGTAACCCCTAATCAAAACTACGCCCTCAATTCGAGGGCTTTTTAATGTCAAAGAAAAAGGAAATCCAATGATCACAAGAATATTTGAAACTACTGAAGGTCATAGCGTTTCTATTGATGTTATGGAAGATGGCAAATGTAGTCATGATGAAGTTGAGTACTTAAAGATTGAAAGTTTGGGTGGGCCGCCTGTTTGGTTGTGTTCGAAATGTGGAAAGAAACTTAATGAAAAAGAGTTCTTAGAATTGCAACAAAAACACCTGAATTAACTGATACCAACCATATAAAGCTAAACCGCCGAAAGGCGGTTTTTTATTGCCTAAATAATTTATGTACCACCTCATCGGTGGTTTTTTTATGTCTATAGGAATCACTTATGAGCAATTTTGTTTTTAAGCGTGGTGACACATTCAACTTGAACTTGCAGCTGGTTGATATGGATGAAACCTTGCAGTATCCACCTGATGATGTTCGCCGTGCAATTGATCTAACAGGTTACACCTTCACTTCACAGGTTAAAGCTTTGGCTGATGGTGCTGCCGTTGCAACTTTGACATGTGTGCCATTAAGTCAGTCCACTCAGAAAGGATGGCTTAATGTGAAATCTGGTGCTAGCACAGCCGCATGGCCTGTAGGTTTGTGCCAGATGGATATTAAGGCTGTCGTGAATGGAGTTACCCAGCATACAGATACTTTGATTTTCCAAGTGATTGATGGGGTAACAGCATAATGGCAAATCTTGTTTTTAAATTTAGTTGGGATCATCGGCCATTCCCGTATAACTCGGCTCAGGGAAAACGGCAATTCATGCTGCCATTCGCTTCAGGTATTCCTAATCTGGCACCAAACTTTTCGCAGGTCCAAGGTACTGCTGCAGTCTCTCAAGGTGGTACTGGGGCGACAACTGCACTAGATGCTCGAAATAATCTCGGAGCAGCAGAAAAAGGGGTGAATAGTGACATTACAGAGCTAAAAGGATTAACCAAGGCTATTGCAATTTCTCAAGGTGGTACCGGTGCAACAACTCCATCCGATGCTCGAACTAACTTAGGGCTTGGTAGTGCCGCAACTAGAAATGTTGGTACTACAGCTGGTAATTTGATAGAAGTTGGCGGTTTTGGAATTGGTGGAGTAGGCCAAACTTTTGAAAGAAAAATGATTACGGGAGTAAACCTAGATTCTGTCGTTAGCTATGTATTGTTATTTCCTTATTCTGTCAGCAGCTCACCCAATCGAAACATGTTTGGTGAGCTAGTGTTTTCGAGGGGTGATTCAGGTTCAGCAAATCAACATTCGAGAACTTTAGTATCAATTCAGCAAGCATATGATCGTGTTACAGCTCGGTTTATTAGTATTGGTGTAACAACTCATATTTCAGGTATGGCTGTAGTTAAATATCAAAATGTAGACTATGTTGCCATTCGAAGAACAGCAAGTTCTTCAACATCGGCATTTAGATATTTTTCCGGTATTTCCAATATTACATCTGATAATTATTTAGTTACTGTTCATACAGATGACGTTGTTATTGTCAGTGAGATACCTGTTGTAATTGAGCAGCTAAGAACATCTGCGAATACTTCTGTGGATTCCAACGGTTTCATAAAAGCAGCATCACCA